GTGTTATAAGTTACATCAGCTTTCGGCATTGAAGAATCAGTCGGCAGGGTGTACCACCTAACAGAATCCGTTGCCTGTGATTTTTCACTTGCTGATTGTATTTTTCTTAACATCAACTGCAACTGCTCTGATAAATTATTCTGCGGTTTTCCAAAACTGAACTGTATATCATAACTACCCCAAGTCCAATGTTCCGTTACTGAAAGAATCTGAACAACCGCTGATTTTCCACTGAAAGCAACTGTAATCAAATCGCCAACGTCATATTGTTCTTTGTAGATATAGGGACATTTAGCTAAACCATTTCCAGACATTTGAATTGTTTGACCATACTGCGTAAGCATAGCCAAGGCTTCTGCTTCATATTCGCTTTCTGTGGTCATTGAGCTTTGATTATCCCAGCTTTCAAATCGGTCTAAACCGCTCGGTGTTCCGTTCTCACCTTCATAAATATCCCTATCGTCATTTTGACCTTTTCCGCCAACGTAAATTGCATTACTGAAACTTTCTGAACTATCGGTAAATTGTCCGTCTGCAAGGGAATCAAAAGAAGTAGAAAACTGAACGGTCTGACTTCTGTCTGTTCCTTCATAACATTCAAGGGTTAAACCGCTTCCATCAAAAGCTAACCGCCAACCGATTTCCGATTGTGTTGCAATTGTCTTACAGACTTCGTAAAGATTTGTAAACTGCTCTGATACAGAATATTCCTTGCCGATTGCGTCGGCACTTGCAGGAATTGTATTGATAATCGGCAACTGTCTTTTTGTTTCTGCTCCTGCTCCGCATTGGTCTTTAATCAGATTACGCAGGCACAATTCACCCTTGGCGGTCATAACCCACAATCCGTTAGAGTTCATATTTTTAATTACTCTGCGTTTTAGAATATACCGGGCGTCATAACCTGTGATTGTTCTAATCTGTGAACCTTTTCCGTCTGCACCGATTGAATCATTGATTGTGATTATTTCCCCAAAGTCGTAAGGGTCGTTTCCAAACTGAACAAACAAACCACGCTGAAATAATTGTGAGTTAGGAATATTGTAATTAATCGAGATTGTGAAAGTTCCTGCTTGATACAGATTACGCTCAAAACTGATTTCTTGAAAATCGTCAATAATTGCCTGTAACACAAAAGCAGAGTTTTCATATTTGTAAAGTTTAATCTGTGGCTTGTCTTTATAACTCATTTTTTATACTCCTATGTATTTTTGACGATATGTTAATTTAGCTTCAAGAATATCTGTTGATTTCAAATTATCGGAATCTAATACTATATTATTAAGACCAACAGCAAGTTGAAAATTCATATTACTATTGTTACTTAATTTATTAATTATATTTCTATGAATTTCATCTATTGTTAGAATGCCATTGCCAGAACAAATCACCAACCCTTCTTCTCTTTCAATTAATGATTTTATATAAAATTGTAATATATTGAAAAATATATTTATTGTATTAAGATTGTTGTTATATTTACAAATATAATGGTTAAAATAATCAGATATATATCCACCAGAGGTTTGGCTTACAAAAATAACACCATTAAAAATATCAGAATCAATTATAATATCATTATGGGCAGCTGGAGTTGTAAATTCTTCCCAATTTATAAGATTTGTGCTCACAAAAATTTTATTAAATCCCAATATAAAATATTTATGCACCTTATTAGAATAATATATTTTGTAAAGTTCTGTAAAATTATCTAAAGTGAAAACTAATACATATGATGTTAAGTTTTCACTTGTATAAATCTTTCCATCATCACATAAAATAATATATTTTTCTCCATCAAAAGATACATCAACGATATCTGCTTGTGTATTTATTTGAAAATTATGCCAATCAATGGAATTATTAGAATACACAATAAGACCACTTTTTGACATATATAAAATATTATTATTAACTTCTTTTAATTCACCATCATATTCTACATTTTTTACAGGAATGACTTCATTATAATTTTTATTACTACATATAACATATCCTTCTTCTCCTATTTCACCCGTCCTTGAAAAATAATTGCAATCAAAATGTTCTGAATATATAAAACTACGTATAGTTAATCCATCAGTGACAAATTCTATCCAATCTATTAAATCATAAGAAATAACAATTTTCCCATATCCAGCGACACCAACAAATCTATTATGTTTTTTTTGATAAAATAAAATTCTGCTGGGAACATCTATGTTATTATATTTTATAAAATTATTGGTATAATAAAATCCATAGTTATAAAATAATATAATTCCTAACTTATAAATGGGAACAATTTTATAAATACTTGTATCACTAACCATATCACTCGGAAGTTCTATTTGTCTCAAATTATTTAAACTTTCTCCACAATATAATTCCATATGACTTTGGTAATCATTAAAAAGCAAATAAAACTTTTCATTTATTTTAGTGATACACTTACCTGCAGATGTAGATGTTATATTTATATTTTCCGGATTCCATTCAGAAATATTTGTGGATGAATACACTTCATTGTTATTATTTAATAAATATACTTTTTCTCTATCCACATAAATAGAGAATATCTCTGAAACTCCAACTGTTACATCATTCCAATTTGTTAAGTCAGATGAATAACGAATATGGGCTGATAAACTTGTGCCTAAAATTATATTATTAAATTTACATAAATTATAAAGCGTAAAGTTCCCAACCTGTTGCCAATCAGATAGGTTTTCTGATGTATATAAACCCAAATCTGTGCTTATTAAATATTTATGTGAAACTTTATCATAAATACCGTCTCTGCCTTTATTATTTTGTGATACAGCTGCAGGAACAGTAAGGTCTTGAAATGTATTAAAATCCTCAGTTGTTTTCATCAAAAGGTTACCACTACTTGCTGGTGCACTACATAAGATTAAACATTTTTTCTGTTCTGCATTGTATATGAGTACAAAATTAAACTTATTTGTAAAATTAATCGAGACAAAGTTTTTGAAATCTTTTGTTTTGAACAACAAACCATCATAACATAAAACATATAAATCAAGATGTTCAATATAAGTAAAACCATAAAAATCTATTTGCCCTGCTACGAACTTCTCACTATACAAAATCTGTTCCACTGATTTTGTTCCTATGTTTGTATTCACATCGATATTGTTCCTAACAGAATCATCTTCTATTTTTATTAATTGATTTGTTGTTAAGTTATTAATAGAGGGATTTGATATTTTTTTACTTGTTTTTGAATAAAACTTTAATTTTGTTTGACAAGGAATATCTCCTTCGTTTATAACTTCTTTTAATTCACCATTCATAAATTCAATATTTGTTTCTTCCAAGTCTTCCCAATAAGGCTCGCAGGCAGTCCAAGCCAAACTTGCCTTTGGTGTTCCCCTTGTGTCTGAATTGTGAGTTTCAAATAATGGGATTTGCGCAACGCACTTGATTCTTTTGCTGATGAAATCGTTTGTGTAAATCAGATAACCTTCGCCAAGTTTTGGATTCAGAATGTGTATAAGTCCCCTTCTCATTCTGTAACGTTCTTCAAGGTTTCCTTTGTCCTGCATTTTGAGAGTAACAGACAATTCTCTAGGCTCAATCAGTGCGTCAAGAAAAGCTGCACCGTCTTGAAATGGCACTTGCTGATTCTGAATATTAAGTGAAGCGTTTGAAAATCCTTCCCATTCTGTGATTCCGTAATTTCCACCTGTCAGATTGATTTCATCACCATTTGCATTTTGCCAAACTAATTTCTGCATTTTTCTTTCTCCTTAGATAACACCATTTATTGCAAGACTTCTGTTATATTGTTTTAACTGATTCATCATAGCATAGGCGGTTGTATCTTGCAAATTATTGAAAGTTACGTTCTGATTTATTGTTGTTCCGCCCATTCCTTCCAATGCTTTCTGTGTATTATGAGAATTCAGAACCTGTTCGCCACCTCTGAACTTTACAAGCTCTGGACCAGCTTCACCAACAATAGCCAAACCTCTGGAAGCATTATTTGTTCCGGTTGCGTGACCAGGAAGTAAATGTAATGGGTCGAAAACATCACCAATATCAAATTTACCATTATTTCTGCTACTACTACCACCAGAACCGCCACCACCACTACTGCTAGAACCACCACCGAAAAGACTTGTAAGTCCGCCCGATAAAGTTTTTCCTAATGCTTCCCCAAAATTACTAAGCACATCAATCCAGAAATCTAATGTAAATATTTTTTCAAAAATACTGCTTATTACATCTGCCAATGCTGATACTATTTCGCCCAATATTTCTGGAATTGCTGAAACTACTGCATTCACTGTATACAGAATGATTTCGGGCAGTTTTGGAACTAACGCATTTATAATTGCAAATATCATTCTTATAAATGAACCTATCAGCTTTGGCAACATCTTCATTATGGCATCTGTTGTCTGTTCGATAGATTCTACAAATGAGTTTATAAAATCTTCGTTTTCAAAAGCCTTTGTTATTGCTTCAATCAATGCAAGAATTATTTTCAATAATGATTCTGTGAGTTTTGGCAACAATCTATTTGCACTTGCTAAACTTTCCGCAAGGAAATTTGCAAAATCGTCAATGTGTGCTTCCAACAAATCGGCAATTTTTGCAAGGTTATCTGCAACAAAATTTTCCAAGGCTTTTTGTATCTGTAAAATTACACCTAATAATGTAGCTAAGCCATCTTCATTAAGCCAAGCAAGCAAACCATCTAATGCACCGCCAAATAAATCTGTTAACAAACTTAATAAATCTGTAATCATTTCGGGCAGATTATCGCCTATTGATTTTATCATCTGAAAAACGGCTTCTGCTATATTTTCCCTCTCGATTGAGGCTTTAAGAGTTTTCAAAAGTGTTTTGATACTTTGTACAACAGAATTAACAAACGCAGGTAATTGTGGCAAGGTTTCCACAAAAAATGTTAAAACTGCATCTTCAAACGCAAGGATATTGTCTAACATATCACTTACATTTATTGATACAAGTTTTTTGATTAAATCAAATCCACTGCTAAAAACATTCTTTATAGTGCTAACAACATTTGAGAATATCTGCTTTATTTTCTGTGCAAACTGTTTCGCATATTCAACCATTACTGCAAATTTGCTCTTTTCGTCTTTCTTTTCTTCTTCACCCTTTTTCTTTTTATATTTGCCCAGTTCGTTATAAATCTTCTGTGTTTCGTTCGAGTAATATTCTTCAATCTTTATTTTATCTTCTGCGGTCAATCCTTCTTCTGCAAGGGCTTTTTCCTTTTCATTCTGCAAACGTTCAAGTTTTAATTCCAGAATTTTTTCGTTATAATCCCGCCAAATAAAATATGTTTCTTCGCCTTCTTCCTCGGCATATTGCATTGCTCTGTCCCTTTCGGTTTCAAGCATTTCAATTCTCTGGTCCAGAAGTTTAGAACTCCAATCTGTTTTTTTCTTTGCGACTTCTTCCTGTTTCTGTACTTCTGCGGTTATCTTTTCTTCTGCAACCGCCTGTTTCTTTTTTTCTTCTGCTTCCTTTTTTGCATTAATAGAACCTTGATAGCGGGAATCCTGCTCTGCTTTAATACGTTTCAATAACTGTTGTTCTTCATCATTCAATCTTCGTTGACTACTCAAATAATTATTTAACGCTTCAAGCTCTTCGTCAGATAATACCTTTAATGCTTCTCGAATATATTTAACTCTTGCACCTAAATCCCTGACATCATATATGCCTGTTTCCGGGTTATATACTTTTTCTGTGCTGATTGCTTTTATTTGTTTTACATATTCGCTTGCTAATTTCCTTCCAATTGTTTGAGCATCAATATAGGCATTTATTTTTCCTATAACTTCAATTCCCTTTTCATAGAAACCCGCCCAGAACTTGTTCCATAAATCAGAACTTGGCAAAGTGAATTGTCCTAATGCTTCTTTGAAATCACCTTTAATATTTTGTAACTGTTTTGAAGTGTCCGCAGTTGCACTTGAAAGCCCCTTGAACTTTTCGCCCAATATTTCAATGGCTTTTCCCTGCTTTAATTCTTCTTCAGTTAAGCCTTTTAATTCTGCGTTCTGTTGTCCTAACCTTCCGATATTTCCATTAAGTGTTGCGTTTAATTGAGTTATGGCAGTATCAAGCGAAATTCCCATTCCTGCCGACATATCCATAGCAACCGACATAATCTGCATTGTTTCGGCTTCTGTTCTTCCAAGAGAAACAAGATTTGCCATAAGTGGAATTAACTGTTCATCACCATAATTAGAAACTTTTTGTATTTCGCTTGCAAACTGTTTTAAAGCATTTGAACTTGCTCCTGTTACAAAAGGATTGTTTTGAATAGCAATATCAAGTTGTCGTTCTGCAATAAGTTGAGTTTTGTATGCTTCTGTACATTCATTTACAGCCTTTGAAACTTGTTTTGCAACTTTTACAACAGTTCCAAGAGTTGCTGAAAGTCCACTGCTCGCTAAACCAACTGCCCCCAACGCTCCAACTAGACCATTCTTGCCTAGTCCTTGAATTACCCCTGTTATAGATTTTGAAAGGTTCTGACTTGCTTTTTGAGCCTTTTTAATACCATTCTCGTAACCACTTGCGTCAGCGGTAATTTTCGCATTGATTGAATAATCGTCAGCCATCTTTCAACCTCACATTATTAACCCTTTTAGAGCAGTCGGGTCTATTGGAACATCTCGACCTGCCACGGGCTTAGTTTTATCTATAACATCGTCATCGGGTGGATTTTTACCCCAAACATAGCAAGCTATATAAATCGCTTGATTCTTTTGTTTAATTTTTTCAATTTTGTTCTTTTGGTCTATTAAAGCAATTATTTTTCTAGGTGTGGATTCCCAAAAGTCTGTTTCCGTAATTCCCATCATCAGACATTCTGCAAGAAGATAGGAATACGGAAACTCATCAATTATTTCGCTTCCTTCACCGCTTTTTTTTCGTCTTGAGGAAGTGAACCATAAATGGCTTTGTTAAAGGTTTCTGAAATCATCTGAATATCGTTTAAGCCATAATCATCAAGGACATTGTCTTCAGTAACACCATCTTTATCAACCAAGCCTAAATACAGAAGATGTGGAATCGTGTTAAAAGGCTCTTCCTCAATCTGCTTCTGCATTTTTTCAAGGTTCTTAATTCCACCGTATTCTTTTTCCAACTTAGCCCAAGCGGAAAAACCAAACTTGATTTCTCGTTCCTTGCCGTGAATAAAAAGTGTAACCTTTTCTGCTTCCACTTTTTCCAATTCTGTTCCCATAAAAACTCCTTAAATAAAAAATCCCTAGAGGGTGTCTTTATTCTACACCAACTAGGGATTTTACGCAAACTCGCTTTACATTAAAGTGAAGCGTCTGTCATTGGTGTTGCACCTACTCCGAATGAATCTTTCAATCCACTTGTAACTACAACGCTCGCAGGTGTTTCTGCGTCTGCTGACGGTGTGAATACAATTGTAGGTGAAGTGCTTGCTGTAGCACCAACTTCAAGAGTACCATCAACCATTGCTCCGTTTTCATCAAGAACAAGAATTGACTGACCGAGAATTGCAGAACCACTTCCAAATACGAAGCTTGCTCCGCTTTCTTTTGCACCTGTAAAGGTTACTTTGTGATTTGTAGCGTTCATAGAAGCAGTTACAGTCAATGCACTGTCATCACTTGCGGTCTGTACGACAGGGGCATTGAACCAATTTGTCTTAACACTTGCAGGAACAGAAGGGTCATCTGTTCTGATGTGAGTACAAATAGTTCCTGTTTCCTGTCCGTTTGGTACAAACTGTGTCTGTACAAACTGCGCAGTTACGCTGATATGACCGAAGTTGAGAGAATCGGTCTTAGTTTCACCGCCTGTTTCGGGAACGCTGAACTTTCCTTTCGCATACCAAAAATACTGATAGCGGTTGTTTCCGTTTGCGTCTTTTCCTGCAAGCCAAACACGGAAACCAAGTGCATAGTCACTTGATTGGTCAAGAGGTGTTTCAACGGTGATTCCGTTTACCTTCTTTTGACCAAGTAACTGTGCAAGTACATCAACATCAACGTCAATCATCTCAAGATTGAGTTCGGTGTTACCACGGTTTGAAGCAGAGAAGAAAGGGCCGTTGTCAGCAAAATCTACTGCAACGTCACTGTTTGGGTTTACAGTTGCATTAACCGCACCCTTCAATGGAATGACAGGGCCAAAGGTGATTCCCTCTGCATTGTCCGAAAGAACTTTTGCGATAACTACGTTATCCAAGCCAATTTTTGGTGCTTCGTTCATTTTCGTAATCTCCTATAATTTATAACGTTATATTTTATAGTGAGTAGAACTCACGTCTAAAATCCAACACTCTATGCTTAATGTTATCACTAACATCGGGCATTTCTGTATTATTTGTCATAGCCCAATAATCATCGCGAAAAATGGCGCGGACTATTTCAGCAATTGCTTCAACTTTTGGAAAACCCTCAACCGTTTTTGAATAAATATGAATCCTTACCTGTGCAGACGTTCCTTCGGGTTTGTTGTCAGAAAAAGCAACATCAGCACTATTCATATCTTCAAAAATTACAAGAGGAAAAACTTTTACCTCTTGCGGATAGGTAGATGTAATCTTTTTTACACCACCTAAAATTGAAACCAATTCAGCATTTTCGGATAATAATGTTTTGTAATATTTTTTAAGATTCATCTTCCGAAAATCTCCCTAAACAATCCACTCATAAAACTCTGACATTTTACAAGTGAAGCAGACAGCCAAGGTCTAGGCTTCATCTTGCTAGTTCCATATTCCAAAAATCTAGGATAGTCGGGGTTTTGTAAAACACTGCCAACATATCCTGTAACACTTCCGTCACTGCTAACATCAATTGAATGCGTAACACTTTGAAGCAGTGTGCCTGTGTCGGGTGCAGGTGGATTTCCTGCATAAGAGGGATGGTGATTATGTTTTCCATAACTAACCTCGGGATTAGTTGGTGAATCCCTCATTATACTTTTTGCTGTGCGTTCAACTTCTGCACTGCTTTTTACGACAAAATCATAACACCCTTTTTCAGCCATTTGTGCTTTCGCCTGCATTTCTTGTTGCAATCTTTTTATCTGCTCCTGCACATCTGACTTATTCATTTTTACCCCTCATTTTCAACAGGAATTAAAAGACACACACCGTGGCCACTCCAAGCGTTTATCGGCATAATGCTGAACAGTTCTTCAGCACCTGTAAAATCTGATAAAACTCTTGCCCTGTTTCCAACTTTTACGTTCGGGTGAAATCCATTGTAGAAGAACTTACGAACGTTTCCCTTGCTGACAGATAATCCATAAATCTTTACTTCATCTTCTGTCATAGAATGTGGCTGAACATCGCCCTCAATTGTTTCAACCGCATTCCAACTTGCTATATAATCACCCTCGTCATCGAGGGTAGAAGTTTCCTCAAGTATTGTTACGGTTGCATTTATAAATCTGACAATCATTATGCAACCCCATACCAAACATATTTTGCAAGTGTTTCTCTTGCACTTGCAGAAAGACCAACGTCGCAGGAATCATCACCATAACTTTCTGAAATACCACCTTCGCTATGACTTTTAATTCCAACTGCGTGAGCCTGTTCAAGATTGTATTTTAGGACTACGGTTTCCATACATAAAGCCACAATCTCATAAGGCAATGAATTGTCCGCGCCCTCTACATAACCAACATCACTTGGCAGATAATATCCTGCAGTATAACTGACAACAACTTCCCAAAAACCTGCAACAACATCGTGAGTAAAACCTCTTGTGTAAATATCACCTGTCCAACCAATACCACGATATAATCTTCCCCATTTCTGATACTCGGGAAAAAGTTTGTAATCTGTTACAGGAACATCTTTAATTGTTACACTTGAAACGCTCTGAATTGGAAAGTGATTCACCTGTAACAACTGTCTATTGTTTACGCTATGCACTTCCTCGGTATAATCTGCTCTTTGGAGCGAATACCCGATAAAACCTTCAATTTTTGCACTTGCTGATTTTATTAACAGAGTTAATTTTTCATCTTCAGTAGTTACGTTTTGAGGTATTCCGAGAAGTGTTTTTACCTGTGATAAAGTGCATAGCATACTCATTTTGAAACCGCCTTATTCTGCCTGTGGAACAGGGTCTGTGTCATAATCACCAAGAACAGCAACTGCTGATGAATCGTTTGTCTTGAGATATGGCTTGGCAGTGCAGAGGTCTACCCAATTGTCGCCCTGCGACAAATCAGCAAACTTTACGAATCCACTTGCTGAATTATCAGAAGTTGAAAGCTCCTTGCTGTTTGCACTTGCAACGATAAGGGCAGTATTTGCACGACCTTTTTCAAAGGCTGTATTTCCACAATCCACGAACTTAATCTGTTCAATAAGTTTTGAGCGTGTCATTTTGTTCACCTCTTTTATAAGAATTATGGCCACATAAAGTGGCCACTTTTAGAGGGTGGATTTTACACCACCCTTTTCGCATTACGATTCAGCGAATGTACCGTGAACGAATGCTTTTGGCTGACGACAAGCGAAGTCGCACTCTGTGATAAGACGAATGAGTGTGAGGTCTTGGTCGAAAGCGGAAATTGTGTTTCCACCGTCTTGGAAAGAACCTTCACGACTGATTTCGATTGTAATATCACGAGCAACACCGAACATCATCTCTGCGAAATCGCCAAGCCAAAAATCTGCATAGTCCTTTGCAGGTGCTGTAGCCTTTGTGAACTTTACAGTGCTTGAACTGTGGAAGTCGAATCCGCGGAGTTTGCCTGTGCGAGCCATTTCATCAGACCAAGCGAATGGTCCGCTTGAGAATGCTTTGTTGCGAAGCCAAGATTCACCGATTGGATTGAGCAACCAATGAACGTTTTCAAGACGAACGTTAGCCTGCTGAAGCAGTGCAACAAGGTCATTTGGAGTTGTAATAGAAAGGGCAGTTGTAGTACCACCTGCTGTCTGAATGTTAGCGTTATTTGCAAGACCAAGTGGCTGATACTGTGAACCTGTACCGTTGAGCATTGCGTCATCAAGTGCAATGCGTGTCTTACGCATAAGGTCTTCAGAAATCCAACCCTCAAGATTTACACCGCTTTCGTTGAGAAGTGTGTTTGAAATTGCAGTGATAGCCTTGAGTTTCTTGGCTCTCATATTTACTTCACCAAATGTTGGCTGTGTCTTTCCGCCCTTAGATGTTTCACCAACCCAAGAAACAGCAGATGTAGAATCCATTCTTGGAATTGAAAGGTTTCCGTGAATAAGAGGTACACGTCTGATATTGAGTTTATCAATAAGGGTAGTTGCAACAAGTGCGTCAATGTATTCACCGCTGAAAGCAAGTGGAACAGTGAAACCACCTTCGCTTGGTGTGCCTGCATTCAACTGCTTCTTCTGTTCAAGAACACGGTGAAGACCCTTAGAGTAAGGGAAGTCCTTTTTAGCCTGTGCCAAGATTTCTTCGTTTGAAACCTGTACAACGTTTGAAGCACCCTTTGCGCCCATTGCTGAAGTTGCAGAAGCAATCATCTGATTTACGATTGATACAGGAGTTTCCTTTATCAAACTGTTATCGTCTTTTGAAACAGCTTCTTTGAACGCTTCAAGATACTTGATGTTTTCAGTCTTATCAGCGTCTGCCTTTGCAGTAATTTCAGCAACAGCCTTTTTTACTGCTTCATCAATCTGTGCCTGTGGTACACCTGCACCCAATGTCTTCTCGATTTCAGTCTTTGCTGAATCGACCATAGCCTTTGAGCGTTCATCAATGATACGCTCGAGTTCTTTCATTTCCATTTTGATACTCCTTAAAAGTATTGTTTTAGATTTATATTTGCGGTACTTCCGCTGTTATAGAGTGTTTCTTCCACCCTAATTTTACTCAAGAAAGGCTGTCAGATTGATTCTGACGAGCCTTTTTGCGTTTCTTGACATATTTTACGTCTGAAGTAAAATACCCCTGTTTTTAACGCTTCTGCAGTTTGTTTGCGTTGTTTATAGCAAAATTACCACAAATAGCAACAATAGCAGTTTCAGCAATCTGAATTGAATCATTGATTGCTGTTGCATTTTTCAGACCAAGATATGTTACTACACCAATAGCAACTGCTGAAACAGCACCTGTGATAATTGTTACAAGTTCGAATGTTCTTTTACTCATAAGTTTTATCTCCTATGGCCTATATCATAACTCAAAAAAAAAAGACTGTCAAAAATCGTTACGACACGCACGACATTGACAGTCTGATTTTTCAAAACATTATTAAAGAGATTCTATATCAACATCTTCTGATTTTTCCGACTTGATACTTGCAAGGTCAAAAGACTTTTCATCATCATCATCAACCTCATCTGTATCATCTTCGCCATCGGGATTTTCTGCAGGTTTGTCATCATCATTTGGCTTGTCATCGGGAACATCATCTAATTCTGCAAGTAATTCACGAAGTTCCTCACCGCAACGTTTAAGTGATTTCTGACATTCCTCAAGTTTATCACCACACGCTTTGATTTTGTCCAAGACTGCTCGGGTTTCTGCAGAAATCTTACGACCCGATTTTTCAACCTCTGTAGTTACGAAGTCTTTCGCAAACTCATTGCCAAAACTTTTTACTGCTTCGGCAATTGCGTCTTGATTTGCAGGAACAGCAACAGCACTAAACTCAAGCAATTCCCACTTTGTAATATCCCAACCTGTTGTCAGTTTTCCTTCCTTGATTTCTTCCCACTCAAGAGGAATAAAACCAACTGAAACAGCATTGAGCATTCCTGTCTTGTAGCAGTGGTAACAAAAGTCACAAAGTTTGGCTTTCTCACTTGCATTGTTTGGGTCGCTTGAAAGTTCTTCTACTGTTGGGAAATAAACGATTGCTTTTACTCTATCGGCTTCAATCCATATATCTTCTGTTTTTCCAAGTGGAAAATCTCTTGAATTGTGAAATCCTAAAAAGACTTTATTTTTAAGATAGTTCGTAAGGTCACAACCATTAGCACGAAGTATATCGCCATCACGGTCTACAACTTCCTTTGAGATTGTGAACAATACCCGTCTATCGCCCAAATCTTTTGTTTCAATGGGCAACTCTTTATTGTTTTTTATTCCTTTCTCAAGTTTCATTTTCTGCACCTCTCTTATAATTCAATATCACCTGCAAGGTATCTGCCGAATGATTCTGTAGTTTCAATTTCAACGGAAATAATCGAACCTGTTACATCTTCGATAGTCTTTTCTACAAGTCCATCTGCGGTTGCAAGATAGAATGTGTCTGAAGTTGTCGGTGTAGCAGTTGCAGTATATCCAAGATAAACTGTTTCTCCGCTTGTCTGCCAAGCAAAAAGTTTTCCACTCGGAATGTTCGAAAGTGTAACTGTTGCTTTCTTCATTCCGTCCTTGCCTTCAGTTGGTGTAATTTCAACAGGCTCGGTGTAAGCTGAAACATCAATTGTTGCGGTCTTATTATTATCAAGGTCTGCACCGCTTGGAATCTCACCTGCTGTAATAGCAATCTTTTTCACATCTGCTTCGCAATCTCCAAGAACTGCTGTGGCCATTGTAGCACCTACAACTTTGATAAACTTTCCTGCTCCGTACAAGTCTAATACAAAACCTTTGTATTGGTCCGCACTTGCTTCTGACGCAGGTATCAGTTCTTTATAATCTGTGAAAACACCGTCAGCGGTTTCGCAAGTCTGCAATTTCACTGCGGTATCTGATGTTCCACCGATAACAGTAATAGCAACGCTCCAACAACCTCTGCGGTCAATTGCTTTAGTTATGTCGCCTGCTACTGCACATTTTTCAAACATAGTATTCATAGAATCCCCCTATAATTTCTTGCATAAGATTTTCCACGCAATCTTTACACGCTCTTTGAAATTCAAACTTTTGAAATATTCAAAAATCTGATTTACCATTTCCGCTTCTTTTTTGTCCAAACTTGAATTGATTTCCCTGCGGATTTTCTTGACCGTTTTTCCGTTCATTTAATCTCCTTATTATGCAATTTTTAAGACTTCAATAGTCTGTATTACTTCCCACATATAATGCTCTGGATTTCTCATAAAAGCATTTGAAGGTATATGAATAACTTCCCAGCCTTTTTTTACTTCTAAATAATAATTTCTTCGGCGGTCTTTCTTTTTTGTATTTTCCAAGTTATGCCAATACTCACCATCAATTTCTATTGCAAGTTTTATATCAGGAAAAGCAAAATCTAGAATAAAACCTGCTAAATCTTTTGAATATTGTGCAATAGGAAAATAGCCTTTTTCATTAATTAATTTTTCAAATAATAATTCTGGCTTTGACCTTATGAAATTCTGTGCTTCGTGTATTTTTCTAATCTGGTTTTCTTTCCATAAAGGGTCTTTAAACTTATTGCGGATACCTATATTTGCATTTTTTACTTGTTCTTTTTTTTGAGCATCTGTCATTTTTGCATAACGTCTTTTATTATCTTCAGAAATAGAACGCGTTTTTATTCCGTATTTTTTACACCATCTCATAAGAGTAATTCTTACAATTTCATATTTTTCAGCAATTTCTTTAATAGACAGATTATTAATATTATGTTCTTTGTTTATTAATTCCATAAACTGTTTTTTTGTCATTCCGTTTTTCGAAGCAATTATATTTAAGTTACCTTTAGGATATGAAATTTTATATCCACATTCTTTTGAGCAAGTAACTTGTCTTTTTCCCCTATTTAATCTGGCTTTAAACTCCTTTCCACAAACAGGGCAAATAATTAATGGTTCTTTCATTTTTACCTCTAAATATTAACTATTGGACTGACGGTACATCTGCAGTTGCATACCTCGCCTGCTGGGGCAGACGGGTCTCCGGGATATTCCATCCAAGCACCTTCACTTTGGCTTGTTGCAGGAACTTCAAACTTATCGGTTATAGGAACTACCACACCGTCCATAACCAAGTGTGAATCTCTTGTACGGTCATCTTGTACAGAAATCCATTCTTTCATCTGAATACCTTCAGCACCGTAAAGAACCATTGAGCCTGCGTTCATTGTTGAACAGGATTCAGTTCTTGCAATAAGTTCTGCACGATATTTTTTATCCTCTGCAAACATATCGTCAGTGGCCTGTATAAGTTTCTTTTTACGAAGTGCAAGACCGTCACCTTCAGCAATTGATTCTGACAAAACTTTTTTGAGTTTATCCTTTGTTGTTTTGTTCATATCCTTGCATAATTCAAGACCATAATTATCAATCCACAAGTTGAATAAACGTCTTACTTCATCACTGATTTCTTTTGCAGATTTTTTTCCAAGTAAAGCCTGTCCGTGTTCCGCGCCTACTTCAAGACCGTTCATAAAAGCTCCTGCTAAAGAGTGTTTCAACGCTTCATCAGTTTCTTTGTTGAAGAAGTTTTCAACTGCTGTGTTTACGTCTTTGTTATCATCACAAGCCTTTGCAATTACTTTATCAAGAAGTTCATTCTGCTTTGTAAATGCTTTTTTCATTGCTTTACTGAAAGGCTCTTCAATACTCCGCGCCCTTGCGTCAAAAACTTTCCAAACAGCCTTGCGTCTTGCTTTGTCTGCGTCTGTGCGTAATACTTTGTATTTTTTACCGTATGCTTCGCACAATGTTTTGAACTCACCCTCACTCAACTGATTCTCTTCTTCAGCAGGTGGCGTTTCTGGAAGTTCAACTTCCTCTGAATTACCACCTGCTGTTTCGTCAGTTTCGGGAAGTTCAATTTCGTATGAATTAAACTGTACAGGAACGGTGGCCATTGAACGCAAATAAACATCACCACTTCTTTCATCGGGCTCAAATCCCATTGCTTTTCGCCAATCGTTTACAGTAAGAGTTCCCCTGCTTAAACCGTCATTGGCAACTCGCAATTTGAAGTCCATATCTTCTTCGATATTGTTTTCGTGGTGGAAAATGAGTTTATGTTCGGGGTCGTAATCTTCCCATAGCAACTGCGAATTCATTGTGCGTTCATACATTCTCAAGTAATCAGCAAGAACGTTCTTGTTCAGCAAGTAGAACGCTGAATCAATTGTACTACGGTTACTGTTCTGCAGGATTCCAAAAATCTCGGGTGGAATGTGATAATGTTCGTTAGCAGAATCACGCAAGAACTTTCTGCTGTTTACAAAATCCAACTCCGTTGGTGTCTGTGATATTTTTTCAAACTTACTGCCCTCACCTGTAAGGACCATTGGCTCTTTTGCGTGGTGGAAGCCTGCCATTTTCTGCAACCAAGACTGTTTTATTTGGTCAGCAGTTTCCTTGTTTCCTGCAGGTGCATAGATAATTGCAGAAGGCGTAGCGTCATTAAAGAAAATATTTTTTGCATATTTTGAAGCATATTCATCTGACTGTATTTCATCACCAAGTGTTTCTGAAGTTCCTTTACCTCGGCCATAAGGGTCATTTAGGTCTATGTCCTTAAAGCAGATAACATCAACAATAGGAACAACAATTGAGTTTCCGCCCATAGTTCCAAACGGATATATTTCCCAATACTCCGCGCCTGCAGTTGGTGTCTTTACAACCCAAGAAGGTGCTATTGGCAATAAAGCAATAACTTGACCTCTTTCGTTTCTGACTTTCAGCAGGTAGGCTTCACCGACAAGAGTGTAACAGGCAAAAACAAAATATCGAATAGTCCACCCTGTAAGTTCTCTGAATGAAGGACAAGGGTCATCTAAAAGATTATAGACTTCGTGTTCTTCGATAACTTCAGCTGTGTTTTTATTTTTGCGAAAATCGGCTCTGTTATAAAGATAAAGTTCTGTGCTTGCGCACTTTTGAGCAATGATTCTTGCTCCATCAAGGCGAGGATTCGTGTGGTAAAGTTTCAGCAGTTCTGAAGTTGCAAGACTTGGTGCTTGCGACCACAATTTTTTTGTGACTAAGTTTTTGATTCTTTCAAAAGCGTTCATTGAATGGTACTTCCTTTCAACTAGTGTACTGTTATCATACAATAGTTTCGGGAAGTAGTCAAAAAAAGAGGTGGCCAACGGACCACCCCCATAAAACGCTTTAATTGTTCATAAGTTCGAGAAACGTCTTTTTTACATTTTCATCTGAACCAATGACAATCTTTGTCACGAGTTTAAAATCTTTGCCATTCATAGGCTTCGTAAGGGCAGGAACAGCAACACCCAACACGATAGTCGTACCTGCCATTTTTAATTCATCTTTGTGTTCATCTCCTAACTGCTTGATAGCGTCAACGAAAGCGTCAGTTGCTTCCTGCAACTTTTTTGTTGTGCTTAAAACTCTGCTGACAATCATATCCTTGTCAATGTCATCACAAGTGTTATTCTTCATCTTTTCGATTAAAGACTTTTCCATAATTTTTCTCCTTGCGGTGCAGTGGATAACCTGCACCGTCTTTGATTTTATTCAGCAACTTTTTCGTTGCACTTATCCACCATTTCAACAGACACTGCGAGCAGGTGGTCGTAATCACTGCTCATAGCGTCTTTAAGATAAGCCTTGATTTCCTGCACATTAAATCCGCTCTCATACATAGCCTTTCGGACATAACCCATAACTGCGTAGGCATTTCCGTCTACGCCAACAAGACAATATTTTTCGTCCATATTTTCTCCTACCACCTCAAGTGAGGTGGATTTTGTTTTATTTTACTTGACCTTTAAGATAGGCCAAGATATAGCGTTCTGTTTTGTGGAACGGTTTTGTTCCTTGGTAAAAGTGATAACCTGTTTCAAAATCGCTGAAAACTTTTGTTATCAGCAACAGGTTGTCAGCAGGAAGAACTCTACTGAAAGTCTTGGCAACCTCACAGATTGCTTTGTAAGTTTTTTCTTCACCGACTTGGTAGATTCTACCTTCCTCGTTTTTCTGATACAGTCTGTATTTCATTTCGTTACTCCTGTCCTGCTTTCCGCAAGGTCTTTATTTATCTTACTCTTAGAATATACAAGAAAAATCTTTATAAAAAGTACGATTTTTTTTATCCCCACCTGCACTGCTCTAAATCAGAATCCTGCCAACCTGTGAGCAGTTCTGACCAATCAAGTGCTTCAGCAACCAATTTGAACAGAGGGTCATCATCACAATAATCTTCTGTTTGATAAAGCCAACAATGGCAGTCAGCAATGTCCTGCTTTGTAATGGCTTCAAGTGGAATGTCATTGAACCCCTCAATGTCAGCAGTAACTTCAGATTCCCTGTATCTGATTGCGTAGTTCTTGCAGTTCAGTTCTGCAACCTTCTTTACAAACTCGTCAAGTTCACCAAGTGTCAGCGGATATTCTCCGCGCCCTTGCTGACGAATACCATACTGAAAGCAAACCTTTGTAACACTCTTGAAGATTTCGGCTATACATACAAAACAACTCATTCATTTCTCCTTGCGTTGCTCATGCAACGTCTTGTCTTTATGTCTAAAGAATATCACATTGCGTATAACCTGTCAAGAAAAATCTTTATTTGTTTTGAAAACTTTTTATCAGCAGGTCGAACTGCCTTTCAGCATATTCTCTGACAACCTGCATACTCTCTATGAACTTCACGCACTCTGCGTCAATCTGCCATAGTTCATCTTTTTGGCCATTGTAAATAATGAAGCCATAGACAATCTGAAACAACTTGCTTCCCGAAGCTTCATCATACTTCAGCAACTTGCAGAAACTTGTCTGCAACTGAATCTGAACATCTTCCTCGGGCGACCTGCTTTTATCTCTTGGTAACTTTCGGGTTGTCATTGCTTTCACCTCTTAAAGAAAAATCGTGAGCTTCGATAAAGCCTGCAAGAACATCGCTGTACCAAGTAGTGCAGTCTTCCCACTTATCCTGCGGAACTTCAATCTTGAATGTCACCTTGCTGAATGGAAGTGAATCCTCGATTTTAGACACAGTTATAGTTGAAGCGTGTTTTTCTGACTTAAAAATCTGACCTGCTTTGAACTCCATAATTTCACCTCGATGATTAAAACTGCTTCTGCCATTTCAGAGGGTCGGGCTGACCGCCTAACAACCACAAAACAGAAGTTATAAGGCTCTGCTGATATGAACCTTTCGACACTTCCACGATTAAGTCACACCCATCGTAAAACTGAATGTCATCACCGTTGCGGTAAGCATAAAGGTCATGCCATACTTTTGACTTCAACTGCTTACCTGTTTCGATGTACATTTCCAACTTGGCCAAGCAAGCGTCAAAAAACTTTGTATTTATCTGATTTGTATTTATCATATTTTACTCCTTACACTTCTTCGATTGAGATGATGTTTCCATTGCACAGGCTAGGGTGCTTATTGAATAAACGCTCTACTGCCTTGTCTTTGTTTTCTGCTGTACAGTGAAAGCGGATTGTTCTTGGCTCAAGTCCGCAAGAAGCTTGTGAGCCACCGATTGTCCAATACATAATATAAAAGTCTTTCATATCCTGCCCTCTTTTACTCTTTAATAAGCGTATAACCACATTCATTTAATTCAACCCAAAGTGCTTCATGACTTGTGGTCCATTCTGATACATAAGTTCCCATAACTGTTCTTCTGTATTTCACTGTGTCGGGAGTGCCAAGTGGTTGGTCGCCATCTGCCCAAAGGATATCGATTCTTGTTCTGCCATCACCACTTAAAAAATGCTTCATTGTGTCGAAGTTGTAATAGTTGTATTTCATAGTGTTTCTCCTGCCTTGCGTTTTTGCTAGGTCTTTGTTTAAGTTATCTATAGAATAGCATATCCAATTTGTTCTGTCAAGAAAAATCGTAAAATATTTTATTATTTTTCTTTTGCTAAAAATAGGGGAAAGCTTCCGCTAATTTCCCTAGATTTCCCTAGTTTTGCCCAAAACGCTGAAAACAGGCTTCTGAAGGACGCGGAGAAGCAAGGTAATATAATTTGACCATTTAAGGCCATAAAGTGCGTCAGAATCAATCTATCAGCGTCTGTGAGGGTTTATTTACTATTTATTTCTGCCATTTTAATCATTTCTGCTTTTAATCGGTCTATTATTTGAGGGTCTGTTCTGTAATAATTCCATAGCCAATGAATAACTTCGTGAGTTTTATTGTTGCAGGGAAGAAACCAATCTATCCGCAAGTTTTTATATTCAGCTTCATCAAGATTCCTGTGATGTAACTGCCAAGTCTTGTAAAGTTTTTTGAGGGTGATTGCGTCCACACCGCCACACCACCCTTTCATAAATATTTTGAACTTCAGCCATTTAATAGTCTTGCGGAAGTTACGCTTCATTCTTTGAATGTCGTTCATTTTGTAACAGCCTTTCTTGGTGCAACTTTGGCCACGCTGTTTTTCACACCTGCAACAGAAACAGTCGGCTCAACCTGCTGAACTTTTACTTCCTGCGGAAAGTCTGGAACAAACACCATGCCAACATACTCATTTTTATAAATGAATCCGTTCGGAACTTTTGTGATTTCATAATTAGTACTTTCGTCATAAACTGAATTATCACCAATTTTCAACTCTTTCAGCATTTCTTCCAAATCCTCATTCGGCTTTCTGATTCTTTTCATCTGCAACTCCTTTAATATAACATAGGCACTGCTTTTCGCAGGTCTTCTGTTCCGTAACGTAATGCGTCGGGCAGGTGTGAGAAGTCGTGTTCGGGTGTATTTGTAATTGCGTCTGTTTTTGAATCGCGCTTCCAAGCATAATTACTGAAAGCGTTTATCGTATTCACGCAAGAAGGGTGAACTATGATGTGATAATCCTGCAACCTCTGAATACCGCCCAACACTGAACCACTTCCTTTCTTTGCTCCAACAATACCCTCAAGGCCAAGCAACTTTAATTCGTTGATTGTTCGAGGGTCTTCATTATCACCGATTATTTTGGCTGTTCTAAAACCGTTATCAATCAGTGTACTTGCTATTTTCGAGTTTTCCATAGTTACAGCGAAAAACTCATACCAAATCCATATTGTCAATTCCTTTACGTCAGCATAAGCACCAACGAAAGCGGTAGGGTCGTTATAACCGAAGTCCATACCGTTGCAACTCTGAATACTCGGGTGCTTGGATATAACCTCTTTTATGTCGAACTCTGCTTCTTCCCAATTTGTAAGAACAAGTCCTTCAGAAACTCCCCACTCACCAAGACCCTCAATTCTATAGCGTTTTGGATTTTGCTTTTTCATCTGCTCGAAAATAGCAATATCGTCCGCGCCTAAAAACTCATTACACTGATATGTCGTTGTAAGAGCAAGAACGTTCGGGTCGGGTTTATCAAAAAACCTTTTCTTCAGCCAATGTTTATCGCTCCAAGGGTTGAATGTCAGCGTTATCTGTTTGAACAGTGGCCACGGCATTTCACCTCGGATAGACAAATCAACTTTGTTGAAGTCCTCTTCCTTTGCTATCTGATACGCTTCCTCAAACCATACCCAACAGAGCGAGCCTTCATCAGCAATAATTGATGTAATGCTCATTGCGTCATCAAGGCCACGGAAGTAAATCTTCTGACCGCTCGGCAAGTAGGTCAATGTAAGGTCACCAAGCGGGATTTTCCACAAGTGTCTTACATTCAGTTTATCAATTGCCCATACCAACTGTGAGCGTGTACTAGTTCTGTTTAGGTTGTAATACCTGCGGATTACCAAGAGATTCGGCTTTACGTTGTACTTGTGAAAATACTTCATCATTTCTGTGATGTAGTATAATGCAGTAGTACAGGACTTCTTTGAACCTCTGCTTCCCTTTACTACACGGTAACGACCCTTAAACTTCCAAAAAGAATCGTAACCACCGCCAACAAGTGATGAAATACGAATGGTGTCATTTGTCATCTTCTCCCTCAACTTCGTCTTCTTCATCATCTGCCATATCATCAATGAACGTAATAGGTGCAACTTTTACATCGAGCTGTCCTTTACTTTCGACCGCTATCTTACCGCTCTCAACTCCGCGAGCCTGCCTTTCGATTTTTGTAACAATATCGAGCAACCTTGCACAATCACCGAGTTTTAATTCATCTGAATTGGCAACTTTTAATTTGTCAATGATTTTTTTCTGAATAAGCAAGGATTGCTGTATATGACGTTTGTTCATTTCAATGATTTCTTTTTCATTGCGTTTACGTTCCTGCATTTCAAGATACACGTCATAATCATTACAGCGAGATTGCCAATGATTTTTCGCTGAATAGGTTTCGAGTTGTCGCAACTGTTTGCCCTCTTGCTCGGCAACCTTGCGGATTGTGCGGTCAATTCCCATATCCCTGTAAACACAAAACATTCGATATTGTGTCGGTGTTTCGTATTCCTGCTTATCCCAAGTTTCTGACATTCTTTATACCTTCTTTACTTCAAACGCTTTTGAATATGGAGTGTTTTCCTTAATCATAAGATTCAAGAAGTCATCACGAGAAAAGTCTGACAAACGGAAAACTTCCTCGGGTTTCATTCCAAGTTCCTTGCAGATTTCTTTTGTTGTCTTGCCTTGGTCAATAAGTTTTTTGACAATGGCTTTCATAGGCTCAAGAAGGTGTGTACCTCTTGCACGGTTATGAGTAATAGTTCCGTACATATCCTCGGCTTCTGTTTTGTGGTCTACGATTACGACAGGAACTTTTCCGCCTAGTTTTGAGAGTAATGGCTCACGACCCGAAACAGTCCAACGGTGGAAACCGTCAATGATTGTATAGTCGGGTCTTGCAACTATCGGAAGTGTCCACCCATTTGTGAGAATAGACTGCACCAACAATTCAAGATTCTGCTCTGATACTTTGTTCGGGTTATAGTCATTTGGCTTCAGCAGGTTGCGGTCAATAATCTGAACATTTGCAACAGGTGTTAATAATTCGGGTATATCCATTTTATTTCTTCTCCTTAAGTTCTTTGGCTTTATTCTGCGCACAAGCAACATAAATCGACCTTAATGTCCTGTTTTTAGGGTCACCGCCCACAAGAGTATTATAGGCCACTTTATATTCTTTTTGTGTCATATATAGCGAAAAATGGAGCAGGATATTTGTTATGGTCCTGCGGTTGTCCTTCTGCAGTTTTGTCAAAAAATGCGAAGGGTCGTTGTAGTATTCGAAAAACTTTGCTTTCCAATCCACTTCGTCATCTTTATAGCCTGTTCCCTTTTCTTTGGAACGTCTGAAAAGTTCTGTATCAAAATACAGCATTGCGAGGTAAGCATTTGGCTCGCGCTTGCAGATTTTGTCATACAGGTCGGGATAAAACTCGCACATTCGCACAAGTGATTTTGCAGTATCAACAGAGAAGAACTGTGATATTCTCATTTCACGCTTACCAAGCCCTACTTGATACATATACATATAGGCTTCGGGAATCTCAATGTTCTTTTCTTTGATATACTTCCACACGTCATTATCAGACCAATCCATAATCGGATAAACGGTTGATTCTTTTTTGACACTTGCAAGTGAGTTCAAACGCTGTAATGATTCAGCAACACGAACCCCTGTCAATGCAACATTGCCCTCAACTTTATCAAGCCTTTCAAGAAACTGCTGATAACGGTCTACTCTTGGCTTCAGTAAAGGGTGTGATTTTATGGCAAACTTCGGCATTTCACGAATCCACGGTTTGCCCTCTTCCCAAAGAATAAATGATTCTTCCTGCGTAAGTTGATTAAAGCAGGAAAAATGTTTACAGGGAAGACAATACCAATCAAACTTTACACCGATACTCAACCATTTCAACCGCCAATTTTTGACACATCTTTCAATGCAAGGATAAATCGCTTCTTCATCAATGAATCTCACTGTAAGTTTTGATTTATCAATCTCACCCGAAAGACACATCTCATACAGCAGGTTACTCAAGCAGGCAGAATCTTTTCCACCCGAAGTTGAGAACTGTATTCTCGGTGCTGTTTTGAAAACGTTCTTGATACGGATTTTAGCCATTGTAACTACGTCAATGTCTACATAAGTTTTTTTAAGCAAGATGAATTACCTCGCCACAATTCGGGCATATAATTGTTTTTTCCACATTCGGCTTGGCCACTGACTGTGGAACTTCCTGTGCAACAGGCTGTGAAGGCGCGGAAGGTGTAGCAGAAAATGACGGTGCTTCAGTTACGGTATTTGCCATTGCCTGTTCATTTCGTTCGTTGGCTTCATTCAACTGCTGAACAAACTCGGGAGAGATACTTCCCTGCTTCTGAATGTCAGCAGTAACTTCATCAAGAGTACGGGCCATTCCTTCAAGTGTAGATTCATCATATCCTGCAATTTCGAAATCGCCTGTACCACAAATATCATTGATATATTCCTCAATATTGGTAAAATCATCAAGACCAATTGAGAATGTTCTGTTATCTGAAAGAATGAGTTTTTTCTTCTGAACTTCAGTAAGTCCGCTCATTCTGTAAACTTCAATTTTATCCGCGCCTGTTCCCTTTACTGCTTCATAAAATCCATTGCCGATAAGAATGTTATTGTCCTCGTCAATAACAAGAGGTCTTGTCTGTCCAAACTGATTGTAACTTTTCTGAAGTTCTGCAATCTGTGTAGGTGTATGCTGTCTTACATTTTTTTCGAGGGGTTTTAACGTATCAATCCCTACGGTTTCTATTTTCATTACATTTTTCTCCTTGCAAGAAAATCTCTTGCAGATGTTAAGTATTTTGAAGCATTTTCTACAACACTTTTATCAATGCTGTAAACTTCTTCCCAAGTCTGTTCAATCGTTTTATCTTTACAGGCATATTCAGTCCACTCGCCCATTGCAATACTTCCGATTAAAAATCCTCTTGGGAAACTGTAAAACGGAGATAACTTTACACCGTTATATTTGATGTAAGCAAACATTTCTTCGTGATTCCAATCTGCCAACGGAGCGAAAATATCATACCCCCCCCCATTATGCAGTATATAATTTTCATCACCGCAATTGTTTCCGTCTTTAATTCTTCTGCCTAAAACAAGAAGGTCAAAACCATATTTCTTTTGGTCTTTTTGATAACGCTTCCACTTTTCAGACATCCACTTCTGCGCAACACCTTTACCATTGCAAAACAGGTATTCGGGGTGCTTTTCCAAAAACTCAAAATCAAACTTGTCGATTGTTTCGGTTATCAAGTTTAAAGGTTTTTCTTTTTCGATAAATTGTTTTACAGCAGGCCATTCGTTGATACCTTTCCACATAATAGGTGTAAAAGATACTCCCGAATGCTCCATTATCATTTGGAGAACTTGACTGTCTTTTCCTGCAATCCACCCCGAAAATACTTTGTGATATTTAGAACAAACACGCTGTATATGTTCGATTGTCGCTTTTTCTTTATTGGCAATATACTCTCTTGAATAGATGTTTACGCTGTTTTCAAAAGCGTCCTGCCATTCTGAATTGCTTTTTATAGACTGCTTTTTCTTTAACATATCAAGTTCTCCTGCAGGCTGTTATTTTACAAGCTTGTTGTATTTGTTTGTGGCAACATCTTCAACAGTTACCCAATTGGCAACTCCCTCATTTTCCTGCATATACTTGAGCCAATATTTTGCGTCCTCGATATTTACAGAACCATTTGGCTGAAAGTAGTAATCATCAATGAAAGCCTTGTCGATTCCTGTGTACTTACTGATGATTTCCTTTGCTTCATTCTGATGTGTCTTAGTCCATTCAGTTGCCTTTACAATACCGCTGATAAACTTTTCAGCAAGTGCAGGATTATTTTCACACCATACCTTATTCATGATAATTTCACAGAACTGACGTTCTCCAAAAATATCAGTTGCAGTAAACAGGGTTTCAAGTTTTTCATTTTCCCTTGCTGATTTTGTATAAGGTTGCATAAGACCAATTGCGTCTACCATTCCCTTATTCAGTGCTTCTTCCTGCTGTGCAAAAGCAATGTTGACGAAAGTTACATCTTCGGGCTTCATACCTGCATTTTTAAGGGCAATGAGCCAAGTGTAATGGAATGATGACTTTACAAGATTGATTGCAATTTTCTTGCCTTTCAAATCTTTCATAGTTTTGATACCACTGTCCTTGCGAACAAAAAACTCTTCAAGAGGTGCTTTATCGAAAGCGGACTGAATATCTGCAACAGCAATAATAGGAAGTCCGTTTCCTACTGCATTTGCAATGGCCATATTCGAAAGAAGTCCACCGTTTACGCTTCCGTTGGCAACCATTTGTGCCGCTGTCGCTCCACCTGCGACAGTGTCAACGATTTTTACTTCAATTCCCTCGAAGAATCCTTTGTCCTTTGCAATGTATACAGGGTCATAAACTTTAAGACCTACATACTTCAACTCTGCCTTCTTAGGTTTTGCGAAAACAGAACCAACCAACATCAGTGCCATTAAGACACACACGATAATTTTACGCATAGATAGCTCCTTCTATTTTTTTGATAAACAGGTCAAAACCTTTGTTTATCATTATGCCTATGAATGAAAGTGTGAAAATGTAAGCATACACCTCGGGATAATTGAAAGCGTTCGTTGCCCACATAATCATAAAACCAAGACCACTGCTTGCACCAAGCATTTCAGCAACAACAACAGCCACAAATCCGTTACCGTTGGCTATTTTTATTCCGTTCAAAATCTCACTCATTGCAAGTGGAATCTTTATTGCAACCATTATTTTTTTATTACTTGCAGAATCAACCTTGCCTGCTTCAATTACAGATTTATCAACGCTTTTGATACCGTGGTATGCTGATATAACGATTGCAGGAAATGAGTTCAATGCTATCAACACAATTCGTGCGAAGTTTGAAACTCCAAAGAGAGCCATTAAAGTCGGAAATAAAGCAATGGTCGGAATGTGTCTAATCAGATTCAAAACAGGCTCAACAGCGTTCCTGCAGAAGTTATTCAATGACATAACAACTGCCAAGCCGATTCCAACAATCACTGCAATTGATATTCCTATAGCAATGATTAAAACTGTATTGAGTAATGAGGTGTAGAATATTCGTGTATAAATGATATGGCCAATAGCCATAAAAATGCGATGGATATGAGAAATAAAGACCCCTTTATTCGCAAGAGCCATTATTTCCCATATCATCAAAAATATGATAATTCCAACGATTTTTGCAAGATTTTTCCTGTTCACACCGTTATCTTATATCAATTTTTAACATATATCAAGTTTTTTCTTTAATTTTTTATACTTTTTTATTTATGCTTTTTTGCTGAAAAAACGGTCAAATAATCGAGCCACAAATCGTGTTCGTGCAGGAAGTCTTTCAGTTCTACGATTTTTCCTGCAATTTCATTTTCACTTTTTGCAAGGTCATTTTGAACTTTTACTTCGTGATACAACCACGGTTTATCAGTGTTGCAGAAGTCGGCCACTGCATAATCAAAATCAGTTATCCCTGTACATACAGAATAGATATGGTGCTGAATCCTGTTCAGATAATAGTCCGCGCCCTTAAACTTTCCGCAAGTTTTAATATCAATAATTTTTTTAGGAAATACTATATCAGCATAGCCAAACAGGAAGTAAGTATCACCGTCTACTTCGATTTCCCTGCTGACTTTCACCTGTTGTTCACCACCCTTGCACTTTTCAGCCATTTTAAGAACTACATCAAGATTGGCATTTCTGCCATAAAGTAACCTTGCTTTTTCAATCAGTTCATCATTGCTGTCAGTGTTGCAGTTTTTACAAACAAGATTTTCAAAATCAATTCCACGCTGTGCGCTAGGTGCAGTTGGTCTAGGCTCTCTTTTTACCATTGCAGAAAAATCTGCAAGTGCTTTCCGTTTTGCGTAAACAGGCGCGGACTTGTAATAATTCATACTGTCGATAAGACTGCTAGTAATCAATCTTTGCATTTTATAATCTCCTCTGAAATATAGGCTACAGGTTTCAGCCTGTAGCCCGATTTTTATAATAATCAAACGTATTCAACGTTTACCAAAGCACCATAGGCTCGTGGCTTTCCTTCGTTATTTGATACTACACAAACTCTGAAGTTTTCTTTAATCTCCTGCACCTGTTCTTCTGTAAGACTTGCGAAGTTTCCTTCTTCATCGTGATTCACAAGAAGCAGGCTTCCAACCAACTGCACCTGCCCTTTGCTGTCAAAAGCACTAGGGTAGTTAGGCTTCAGCAGACCCTCGTCATCACAGATTATGTCGTAAGTGTGCTTGCCAATCTTACGTTCTGCAACGTCAATCACATCTACATTCAGCATTTTGTAGATGTTCTCAAGCGTATCATTGAAAACAACTACATCACTTTTCTTTGGGTCGTTTATATCAACCAAGAATCCTTTCACAATATTTGCCATAAGCCTACTCCTTATTTATTTATAATACCCATATCCAACATAAGACGTTCAGCGTCATAGTTCGCATTTCTGCAATCTCTATGATTTATAAGAATAACGTCATCTTTACGAAGACCTGCCCACTTCAGATATTCTTCAGTTTTATCCCTTCCGAAGATTTCTCCACCATAACCACTTACAAAAGATGAACTCATTTCGTTGTTCTCAAGAGTTTCAAGCCAACGGAATCCGTGTCTTCTGAAGAATGATGGATTAGCAATAGGGTAGGCCATTTTCAAATAGTTGAATGGCTGTCTGTAATCCTTGATTGTTACGGAACAACCAAAAAACCTGCCATTGTCATAGGTTGTAATCGGGAGCATATCAATCTTTGTCTTTACGTTTGATTTATCAAGAATCATAGCAAGTTGCAGAACTGTAAGTCCTGCTTTCAGCAACTGTTCACCGCTTGTTCCACCATTTGCAGTATTATCAAAAATGATATGCTTTGTTCTCTGTTTTTCAATGTTTGTTTTCTTTGTAACGTTTATCATTGCCTTAGGATAACCTTTAATTGCTGAAGGAACACAAGGCATAACACCAACATAATCTATGAACATTTTTCTATGTTTTACAGCGATTGTACTAGCAAACTTTTCACAGGATTTTCTAACTTCATCAACTTTAGCATTCCATCCTCTTGTCAGAAGGTCATCTGCTTCGCTGTAAGAACTTGTCTGATACCATTCAGAATCAGTTGTTCTGTGACTTGCAGGATTCTTACCACACTCTGCGAACGCTTTGTTTACAGGTCTTTCAGCAAGTGCTTTCTCGAACTCATAAACGCTCTTGAAGTTTTCAAATCTAAAATTGTTCTTTTCCATCTTTTACTCCTGCCCTGCTTCCGCAAGGTCTTTTATATGTTATGTATACAGAATATCATTCAGCAGGAAACCTGTCAAGAAAAATCTTGCAGACTTCCTGCTTTTTCACTTAGGCTACTCTTTCACCTCTTGTAGCCTTGAAGTATCTGTTATTAGCCATAACACCCTCGATGTTATCAAGAACACTGCGGAGGTCATCATCAGCCATTGATTTTACCAAGCACTGCTTCATAACCTTTACCAAGTCCATTCTGTCCTTTACGTTGGCAATCTGCTTGATGTTACGATAACTTACTACGAAAGCCAAGCCACTCTTGTCAATCTGACTTCTGAATACATCAATGAAATCCACAAGTTCTTCATCACCTTTAGCAAGGGTCATTTCAATCTGTCTGCTATAATCAACTTTAATCACTGTAAAGCGGTTGAGTGTTGAAGCGTCAATTCTTTCACCAACATACAACTCATCAGAACCTGTTCCGAAAGTGTTGCAGGCAGAAAGGAAAACCAAGCCATCGAAACAAACTTTTTCATCGTTCGGGAATGTGAACTCTTTTGCTTCAAGTGCTTCGTTGAAAGTCTTGAGTGCAGTACCATCAGAACAGTCCATTTCATCAAACAGGAACACTGCTTTCTTGCCCTCGGCAACAGCCTTGCAAGCGTCATAGAACGGAGTGCTTACATAATTTGAATTAGCGTCTACAAATCCTGTAAGACCGTATTTATCAGTAACAGCGTTCACTTCGAAGAACTCTGCTCCGATTGCCTTGGCAACCTGTCTTGCCATATAACCCTTTCCTGTTCCTGCAGGACCTGTCATCATTACAGAGTTACCACCGATAACCTGTGTAAGAATGTCATCAAAAACAGGTGGAAGTTCACCACTGATTTCAACAGGTGTCTGTTCACCAACTTCGATTCTGTGAACCTGTGGCTTCATTCCGTATTCTTCAAGAATGCGCTTTTCAATCTGTGGCATTACTGATTCAATAACTTTATCAACGCTTACTTTTGCAAGTGTTTCCATAAAAATCTGTGACAACTGATTTCCTAAAATGTTTGTGTTTTTCATATTTGTATTCTCCTGTGTTTCTTCTGCTTCAACTTCTGCTGAAGTCATTTCGTTTTCTGTAAGTTCAGACTGTAAAGGTTTGCCATATCTAGCAACCTGCTTCAGAGTGTTATCAATCCAACCACCCTGCTCAAGAACGATTGATTCAAGTTCCTCGATTGAAACTTTTCTCAAACATCTTTCAACGAGAGCAACACGCTCTGCCTTGTCATACTTGAAGTGTTTGTGATATTTTCTGCAGTAAGCGTCAAACATCTTAACCATTGCTTCATTCATTTGTTTTCTCCTTGCCTAACTTTCTTTTTTGTTAGGTCTTTATCTTGTTTATGTCTAAAGAATATCACTCCGAGATAAGTCTGTCAAGAAAAAAAATAAAAAAAAATATGTTTTTTCTTGCATTTTATTTGATTTATTTGTAAGATTATAGGTATGAAAGATAAGAATAATTTTAACTTTGGCCTTAGAGTTAAAGAACTTATTGCAGAACGCAACATCACTACTGCACAATTCTTGAAAGCAACTGATACTCCTAATCAGAGATTTTATGATTGGTGCAATAAAGGTGCTGTTCCGAATGTTCTGACTGCAATGAAAGTTGCAAGGTTTTTTAATATGACTGTCGAACAGTTGATAAATGGCGCGGACTCAAACCCTCTCATTGAGGTTGTTGATTCCCTGCAGAAAAAACTGACTGACATTCGAGCAATTTGCGGTTAACTCTAACTGTGTTGGATTCCCTGCTGAAAAACGCAGGGATTTTTTTTTTATTCAAAAAGAGTAGGATTATCTGTAAGCCTATAACTCTTGATAAACAGGTTTCCAAATCATTTCACACTGCTTCTTTTCTGCAGGAAGATATATGGCCATAGTATCAAGTTGATACTGCAAGTCCTGTGAAAACGGACACCCTTTACAGCCTGTCCTCTTGAAGTTATATGGCGGATAATACAATTCGCACAATTCTATTTTTCGTTCTTGGATATACCAATCTTCCCACTGTTTATTTTCTTGGGTTATTACTGAAAGAGGGTGAAAGCGTTTCACCTTGCCTGTGGTGTTATCTGTGATAATGCAGGAAAGATTTCTTCGCTGACCACCTTCCTCTTTTGTCATTCCTGTAATCGCGATATATCTTGCAGATTCTTTTTCATACTTTGCCATTGGCTCTTTTTTGAGTTTCATACAGCATTTATGAGATATTTTTAATTTGAAATCTGAATCAATCTGATACATTAAACTTTTAGGACAAGTCCTGTAATCTGACGGAATCTGATTAAAGTATTTGAGCAAGGTGTTGTACCTGCCACCTGCTTTCCATTCATAAACCCTTTGAGAATGTTCCTTGCTTTTGAATGGATAGCCATACTTTTCAAGAATGCTTTTTATGTTTTTTGAAGGTGCAATGATTATGATACGAGAATCTCCCTCTCTCTCTCTCTCGACAAATGCAACTACTTTTTGATATTCAATTCCTGTGTTTATAAATACTCTTGGTATTTTGTTATTTGGCAAGGCTTCATCTATTAGGTGTGATAAAACCGAACTATCTTTTCCACCACTGAAAGAAATATAGCCATTATGCTCCAAGTCATATAACTCATTTATTGACTTTATCTTTTGAATCCTGTCCGAAAGCAGAAACTCATTTTCTGTCATTTTTATTTTACCCCTTTATTTTACGAACCTTTATTGATTTGTGAATTATTTTATTTCCCACTTTTTCATCGGATATTTCAAACTCAATATCGCTTCCGAGTTCCTGCATTTCTTCTGCATTTTCAACCATTCCTTTCAGAATGAGATTCAGTCCATCTTTGTTATACAGGTGAAGAACCTTCATTGCGACTGACCTTCTTTCGAAAAAATCACGAACATCTTGCAAGGCTTTTTGATAACCGTGTGCATAATCACGCTCCTGCAGAAAGTTTCTTATCATTTTTTATCTCCTAATTCTACTGCAATAATAATCAGTAAAATTATAATAATCAGTGTTGCACTCATTTTTCCTTCTCCTTGTTAGATTTTATAATGTCGATAATTTCGATTATCTTACAGACAACCCATATTCCAAGAACAATATCAAGCATAATCATTATCATTTTCAAACTCCGTCAAATAAAGATAATTGTCCGTCATCTATTTTTAATTTTTTTTCTCTAGGTTTATACCTGCCATTTTCAATATTAAATGCGTCAATCGGATTGAACACAAAATCTTTGCAGTGATTTACAACCTTTGCGGATTTACTGCTCATTTCTTTTTGTTTTGCTGAACAGTAAGAAACATTTATAAAATCAGTTTCACCGATACAGTATGTACAATAACGACAATATTGCTTCACCCTAAACCTCTATTAAAACTCAAATATAAAACCGTCTTCACTTGCAATCCTTTCGAGAACTTCCATCAAAATTGACATTTCGTGCGTATCAGATTCTGCAGTAGACTTCGGCTCTTTCCGCCCTGTTTTTGAAAACGGAACATCAACCAATTCCCACAGACCTTCATCGCAGGCTCTCCACTTTACACCCATTGAAACTTCATCTTTTGTAGAACCAAGGTAATTTGCATAAGCAGTACACCGCGCCCAATATAGGTCATTCTGACCCAATGTTCTGTTTCTGTAAGGAAGTGATAATTCTGCTTTTACATATCCGCTGTATTTGTTTTGGCATAAGTCAAGAAGTTCCTTCATTACAACTTTTGCTCCTGCGTTATCAACAGATAACAGCAACGCTCCGTCTTTGACCGAATATGATTCAATTTTCATTATTGCTTTAGTTTTCATACCTACTCCATTTCAAACTTTGACGCATAGTAATAACAGCAGGAAGTGCACATTTTCAATTCTGATTCATTCTGCCTATTTTTATTTTTACAAACATCGCAAGGATTCAAAAAAAGAGGAAATTGCTGTATTGCCTTTCCAACATTTTCTTTTAATTCAAGAAGTTCCGTTTTATCAACCTTTGCTTTCCAATTAGAACCGTTAGCACACGAAAGACAAGGCTCTTTAGCAAGTGAACATTTTTTATATTTACAATCACGACAATCGTTCATTTTATCTCCTTGAGGACAAACTCGCTCGCATAAAAATAACAGCAGGTTTTACAGGTGCTTTCATCAGATTCATATTTGCACATTCTGCAAGGTGAAACAGAAGTGTGAAAGTTATTGATTGCTGTTTCAATTGAATCTTTTGTAGAATCTGTTTCTTTTTCAGAGGGCGCGGATTCTACGTCATCTATTATGACAACCCCACTGCTTCCAAAACGCTCAACATCAATAACAGGAATGTTGGCAGTTTTCCGAAGGCGCGGAGGTTTAGCATTAAACTTGCTGTAATCCTCACACCTACTGCAAGGCTCTTTTGTAACGCTATTGTTATAATATCTACAATCCGAACATTTTATCTTCGGATATTCTGATTCTTTGCTTAAAAAATACCTCATTCCTTTACATTTGAAACAGTGCATTTCTTTATCTTTTATATCGCAAGTGAAACCGTCAAGATTATATTTGCAATTCCTACAAACTTTCTCTAAACCCATTTTCAACACCTTTCTCGCTTTGGCATTTCACACCAACTTGAAACATCAACCTTCTTGCCTGTAACTACACTTTTCCAAGAACCACCGCTATCCAAGAAAACAGGCTCACCGTCTTGATTACAAACTCGCTCGAAAGCAGGTGGAAGTTCATCAGTTGCTTCACCTGTTACATCAAACCAAATAACGCAACGGTGCTTAAATTCTGCTATCACCTGCTTTTTCACTTCAGCGATAATATGTTCTGTATCAATATTGACCTGCACATTTCCCATAAATAACCTCAAAACTCCGCACCGAAAAAGGCGCGGAGAATGTAAATTACTTTTTATAACCTGCGTCTTCAGCAAGCATTTTAAACAACTTCGGAGACTGTTTGAAAATACTCTTAAACAGTTTGAAAAGTTCATTTTGACTTCCTAGCATAAACAGGGTATTCAGACCGTCTTCCTCTTCATTGCTTGTAAAATCATCTTCAGCAATGATAATGGCTGTCTTTGTTATTCTTGCAGTTGCAGGTGAAAGTTCGGTTATTTTGTTTATGGATTCAGAACAATCTGCAATCTCCTTGCGTATCATTGTGTGATACCCTTTCACTACTTCAACTGCGTCCTCGGGATTCATATCACGCAACTGAATCAATTCTTTGAGCAGTTTATCACTGTCACCACAAGTTTTCTTTTCCATAGGTTTTCTCCTTAGGCAGTTGTCCTGCCATTTTTATAATTTTCAGCATAATGCTTGCTGATTCTTTCAAAAACATTTTCAGCAGAAAGATACCCTTTGACAGCACTATCATCGCAAATATCTTCTGCCCTTTCCTGCTCTGTAAGTAAACCCATTATTTCAAGTAGGTTGTTTTCTGCACCATAACTGAAAGAATGTTCCACCACCGAACAGACGCAATTGCTGTCACTTGGATATTGAATATGATACCCACCGTGCAACTCGCTTATCTTGAAAGGTATTTCAACCTGCTTCAGCATTTCTGCAAATTTCAAGATTTCTGTATAATCAGTTTTTTCCTTGCCATTTGTCGCAAGGCCACAGGCTCGCTTCAAACTTAAAAGCAATTCTTCTTTGTTCAATTTTTCACTCCTAACAACTTATATTTTTCAAGAACTTTATCAGCCAACTTGCCAAGACCTTCTGCGCCCCATAATTTCTGATACTCTGCAATAACTATATCAGCAATTACTTCAAGATGATTCCCATAACTGCTACCAACATCTACCGTCTGATTACAACCAAGACTGCAAACCATTTCACCGTTTAGAGTATGGTCAATTATCCAAGAACCATATTTCTTTCGGTAGATTTCACGGTTGCCGATTTTGTGAGCGTACTGTCCTTGCACTAAAGGCTTTCCGCATACAGCACAAACTCCGCCACTTCGTGAAAGTGCTGAAGTCCGCTGTTCTATTTCACGCTCATTCATACCAAACAACCACCCATATCATAATGGCCAAAACTACATAACAGGCACTTTCCCAAAACTCATAAGAAAATCTCCAAGTCTTTCGATAAATCTTTCGATTTCCTTTACAGCGTTTTACCTTCACCACCCACATAAGTTCCCCCTGCTATTCAGCCAATGCTTCATGCAATGCTTCAACATAAGAAAGATTACAGTTGAAACCCCAACTCAAAATCTTTGGCTCGAAATAAAACATTTCTGTATTTTTTGAAATAAAAGTTACAATCTGCTTCAGCAGTAAATCGCTCGAATCCTTTGCGTCTAGCATTATTGAATATCCATTTACCAAACCAACTTTCAATATTTCAGAAGTGTAATTTTCGATATATACGCAATTAGTGAAAAACGGACTTTTGGCAACTGCCCTTAAACAATATCCATTATCTTCTCTTGATACATCTTGTAAGTGCAAGATATTCTCAACTGCTTCAATTGATTTTGCTTTATTCATAATTTTACTCCTGCCTTGCCTTGCAAGGTCTTGTTTTAATTTAAGGTTTCAACCTTTATCTAATAATACCACGGCTTGATATTTTATGTCAAGAAAAATCTTTTTTTTAATATGCTGTTTCATACACAAAATCTACAAGTGGCTCAACAGAACTCGGTGAGTTTGCAGAAGAAGCATTGCTAACCATTTCGACAAGTTGTTCAAAAGTAGTACGCTTTGCCAAGTTTTCATAAACTTCATCAAATACAAAACTTACGTCACTTTTTTCATCTAACTCCTTACAGATAGTAAGTGCGATTTCTTGTTTTAATTCTTCTTCGTTAATGAATCTGTTTGAAAGCAACTGCGTAAATCTTTTGCCTATAGTTCTTACTTCTCCATTAGGGCAGATGAAAACCATATAAAGCTCTCCGTCTTCGCCATAAAATATTCGGTATACAGTCCAATCTGATTGAGGTTTCCAACCATAATCTTCAGTAATTTCAGTAATGTCATTCAAGAAATCTTTATAAGTGTTTTTCATAAGTTTTCTCCTGCAGTGTTTTTTTTCGCACTGTCTTTATTAGTTTATAATTTATTATAGCGTTATGTGTTATAACCTGTCAAGAAATATCTTTTGTAAAATTATCTTTTTTCTTCTCTTGCTTTCTCTGATAATTCTAATTCCCGTTTTAGAAAAACTAAACATCGTGAAGGTGAAGGGTGATTCTCACCGTAAACCTCGCAATCCCTATCTTCACAGTTCCAAGTTCCACAATATCGGTCGCACCTTGCCCGAAGTTTTCTAAACTTGTCAGAAAGTTCGCACAACTTATCCTTTTCTGTTTTTGTAATCCCAAGTGCTTCAATTGGTAATTCTGCCATTTATTCAATCTCCTTCCACCAGATTACTTCTGCAACGTTAGAACTTCCTTTATACATCCAGATTTTAAGTTCGCTTACATAGTAAACCTCATTGTTATTCTGGTCGTAAACTACTTTATAATCTGGCGGATAGTCATGTTTATTTATATAATGAATCATTTTCATTCACTCTCCTTTGGAAGTACAATTTCTTTCCAAGCGTAAATATCTTTCATTCGCACTTTCATACAATACCAACCAACATCTTCATCGTAGTATATCCAACAATCAAAAATATCCCTATCTTTGTTACGCAAACAAACAAGATAATGTCCTTCAACTTTTGGAGTACCCTCGTTTTTCACATAATGCCATTCATTAGCCTTGTTATAGCCGAACTCTGCACCGTATTGATAATCAATTTTTGCAGTAACAACTCTTTGACTGTTTTTTCCTCTAAAACCAAAATTGCTTAAAGCATATATCTCTGCTTCTTTCTCAAACATAGTTACTCCTTTACATCAATTCTGATAATGTTTACAACCCGATAAACCTTGATGTTATCTTTTTCAAGTTTATCAGCCACACCGCTTTTAATTGTTTCGATTGCTTTTACAATCCACTGTGCCAATTCTTCGTTCATTTTTCCCCCTCGCTATATTTTAAAAATTCCTCTGCTTTGTCTTGTATGCTTTTAAAACTCGGACATTTACTATTGCCTTGCCAATTCGCCCACTCTACAAACTCTCTAATAATTTCTTTTGCAGTTGTAAGCAAAAAGTGTTCCCTTTCATATACTTCTTTATATTTCACAAATTCATTACACTTAAACGCTGTATATTGTTTCTGCTCTGATAACTTTTCTTTCAGTTCTTCATTTTTCTTCTGCAAAGTATTAATGACTTCTTGATGATGTTCTATCTTGTTTTCGAGATTTTCTATCTTGTATTCAAGGTTGTATTTTTCCTGTACTAAATGTTCTCTTGACTTATCAATCAATTTGTAATCGTTTTCGAGTTCTGCATTTTCTTTTTCAAGTTGTTCAATCTGTTCTTCACTCTTTCGTCTACCACAAATATATGCTCTTTCTAACTTGCAGAGATTTGGAGCGTATCTATCACTATCTAATGTTATTGCTATTCCCTGTGCTTCGGAAGAAATATATTTTATATTATCTTCTCTATTCAAATCTGATAATGCAATCAATTCTTCTTTAGTCATTTTTCTTTTATCCCCTTAATTCCCATTCGTTACAAACTTCTGCACAAGTGCAATCATAACTCAAATTGTTAAACTTTCTACAATTCTGACAACACTTCATTTTTTCAATCTGTGCTTTCAGTTCTGCATTTTCCTTATCCAATTTCAGTGTTACTTCAATCTGTTTATCAAGGCTATCAGAAAAGTATTGTTTGTCTTTTTCAAGTTCTTCAATACGCTTTTCTCTTGGCTCTGCACAATCCATATAAGTTCTGTATCTAATTCCATATTCTTTTGAAAAACAACTTCCGTTTTTCTTTGCATACTCTTCTGCTTCTATTTCAAGTTCTTTTTTAGTCATTCTACCAACTCCCAATATTCGTGATTTATACACTTTCGGTAGTATTCACCTTTATTTTCTTCATCTGTGCCCTTAATTCATCAATCCGCTTTTCTCTTGGTAAAGCACCATCGTAATATAATTTCTGAATTACACTCCAAGGAATGTTGTCTTCCCATTGTTTAAGTGCATATTCTTCTGCTTCTTTTTTAAGTTTTTCTTTAATCATACCTCACACTCCTTAAAACATACAGGAACAGTCTCGGGGAAAAATGACAACTTAAAATACCTGTCATCTTTTACCAATGGATGTTCAGCTCGTAATTGCTCGATAGATTTTGTTTCGGCTTTCCGTTTATTCTTGGCCACAATTTCATCAATGTTTGAAACGTTTTTATATATAGCCACAATTTGCTTCATAGAATAGAAGTCAAAAACGATAATATTCCTGTTCTTTTTTACAGAACTCTCAATACCTGCCCTCTCTGCAATACCTCTGATTATGTTAGGTGAAGCACCGCATATTTTTTGAATATCAGAGATAGTAAACATTCTATCCTCACTTGGCGTCTGTGTGTAACTGTAAACATCTTTTTCCATTTTAGAATAACTCCTGCTGTTTCATTTTTAAGTATTGAGCATAAGGATTATCCTTGCCCTCAACCACATCAATCTGCTCAATTGATTCTTCAATGTCTATAAAAGCCTGTTGCCATTCTTTTTCCTCAACCTCGCTCATAGGCAAACCTTTTCTACTGTTCATCATTTTCACCTGCAGATTCAACAGCAAGTCGCAAGGCTAAATCAGCGTCCTGTGACATAAGTCTTTGCGTCTTGCGCAGTTCTTCAATTTCTATGTTTACAGATTTCAGTTTATATTCAAAATCTGTAAACCTGTTTTTTATATTTGCATAAATCGCTATTTCAAAAACAATAAGTGATATAAAAATTATGATAATAGCGAATACACTGTTTTTCATTCTTCCGTCCACCTTTTCATTCCTATCTGCACTCCGATAGACACTGCAAAAGTTATTGAAAACATTCCGAACAGATACAGGAATACACCTGCTATAATTTTCAGCAACAACATTTTATTCACTCCTTAAAGACTTTCTTTTTGATTCCCACTTAAAATCAAGGGTAGTACAAACTTGAGTACATCTGTCGTAAACAGCCTTGCCAAGATAATCAATAAAATCTTTTTTGTCTGAATTACTAATCAAAACAGTTGGCAGGTCATTCTCATACCTGTTGCAGACAATCTGAATCAGTAGGAACTTTTCCAACTCTAAATTGACAAAATACTTACAGCATTCATCAATGACAAGAACACCTTTGCACCCACTGTAAAAATCAACTATTTCTTCCCTGCTCATTTTTGTTTTGTAACCAATGGCTGATTCATACTTGATACATAGGTTAGGTGAAGTGATGTATGCACCACCCTCACCATTGAAAACTGACTGATATATAATTGCAGTTCCAAGGTGAGTTTTTCCATTGCCATTATTACCGCACATAATCAGAATCCTGTTCCTTGGATTCTTTGCATATTCAAAAGCGACTTCCTTTACATTTTTTTCGCTATCATTGGAAACTATAAAGGTGTCAAAATTATGACGCTTGAACTTCTCGGGTATTCCACATTCAGAATATTTTCTGAAACAAATATCCCTGCGAATACGTTCCTGCTCTTTTTCATAGGCTTCTATTTTTTCGTGATTAGCAACCTCAAGGCCTATATCAATTCCTTTGTAGACAACTTCTTCTGACATACTGCACCTCTTAGAATGTTATATTACCAACAGAAACGTCATCATTATCAATACGACAATCTGTTGCGTTTATCAATTGTGATAAAACACCTGCTGACAAAATAGTGGTAAGGACATACCCCTTGCTGACAACAAACTTATTATCAATTGACTTCTTTACTGCTGATACTATTGTATCAACTCCATATTTTGAAATACAGTCTTTTACAAGTTTCCTGCTCGCACTCCAATTGTTTACAGGCTTTTCAATTTTTAGAACACCACGCTCATAAAGTTTTGCGTAGTTTTCCAAGTAAACCTTTTCAACCTGCTCAATATCATTTTGTGGCTCTCGCTCTGCAAGTGGAACTCTCTTACTTTTTGGCTTTTCTGTTTCTTTTGATTCAGAAACAGCAGGAATCAATTCGCCTTGCTCTATTTTTTTATATGCACCGTTTGGCTCTACAATCAATTCCGCTTTTTCATCAATGTATTTTGTCGGCTTGTACCTGTCGCTTCGGAGATAATTATTTATTTGCCAATGCTTAATAACAACTATCCCCGATTCAAACGGAATCACAAACTTCTTTACAAACAGAAGTTTCAAGTCATCTTCAGTACAGCCTGCCTGTCGCATAATTGATTTCGGAGCATTTACGAATCCGTCATCATCAGCCAACATTGAAAGCGTAAAATATAGACACCGTGTTGTAGGTGGCATATCCAAGAAAGCGTCTGACAAAACTATCGACTTGCTAAACATTCTTTTATCAGCCATCAGCACACCTCAAGAATATCATCACAAACAAATCTTGTTTTCGGAGTTGCGTCTACTCGTCTTACCCAAGATTCAAGGTGTCCGCTTAAAGTTACATACTTGAACTTATCAAAACCCTTGCGCAATGCTTCTTCATAAGTGTCCTGCTCCATAAGACAGCAGAACTCCAAATGCTGTGATGAAT